GGCGCTATTACACATAACTAGATATTTATATAAAAGGATAAAAATGAAGAAACTTGTATATATATTCACTTTAATTTTAGCAACATCTACATTAGGTTATTCACAGAACATTCCCTGTCCAGATTTTGTATGTGAATCAGATATAAATCTTACAACATATACAGTACCCAATTCAGCAGGGTCGGCTTATGTATGGAATATTACAGGCGGCAATATAGTTGCCGGCCAAGGTACAAATACTATACAAGTTGATTGGTCAATGACCATACCAGGCAATTATCTTGTTGAAGTAATTGAAACTGATTTAAATGGCTGTATTGGTAATATAGTATTATGTGATGTTACTATTACCCCGACCCCAATAACCGGTCCTATTACACATGATTAAATATTTAGTTATTTTATTATTAGCTTGTAATACGTTACAAGCACAATATTTTCATCAAATACCTTTATGTTATGATGGTATTAAACCTGTACGTTATAATGTACCTTATAATTCACAATACCAATATAATTACCAAGTTACTAATGGTACCGTTGTAAACCATAACAATGGTGATGTGATGGTGGATTGGAATGATACCCCAGGCTCTGGTCAATTAACTATAACAGTAACAAATAATTTAAATTGTGGTAGTAGTATTAATTTAATAATGGAAACATTACCTTGTAATTTAACTACTATATATGCTCCTAACGCCTTCACGCCAAATAATAATGGAATTAATGACTCATTTAAAGTTAAAGGTACTAATTTAAGATATTTTGAATTAATAATTTATGATAGATGGGGTACAGAATTATTTTTTACACGTAACATCAATCATGGATGGAAGGGTACTTACCGAGGACGTTTATGCCCACAAGCTGTATATGGTTATAAAATAAAATATCAGGATAATCAAAACTACTATCACACATTAGTAAGTAAAGTAAGCTTAGTAAGATAATGTCATTTAATGCTATAACACATCCTTTCTTTAAATCGTCGATATTTATATAAAAAGGTAATTCATGGCTGTTAATATACCCGTATGGAATGGTTCATCTACATTTGCCGCTGGCCAAACGCCGTTAGGCTTTTATGATGCCCAATCTGATTTTGTCGCTGATATAGATAATGTTGTTAAATGGTGTGCTCAAAAATTAGGGTATCCGGTTAATGATGTGGAATTACCATCCGGCTCATTTTATTCTTGTTTTGAAGAAGCTGTAAATGAGTATGGTGGCCATGTTAATACATATAATATAAGAGATAACTTTCTTAATTTATATGCTGCAACAGCTTCAGCACAGTTAACACAAAAAGCAGTTTCTGCTAACCTTCAAGGTATTATAGAGCTAGCACAAGATTATGGTACTGAGGCAGGTGCTATAGGAAACGTAAATGTTTATACGGCCTCCATTGCAGTTAAGAATGGAGTACAGGTATATGATTTAACAAGTACCTCGTCAGTAACATTTGAACAAGGATCGCCGGATACAGATTCATTTGAAATAAGAAGAGTATTTCATGAGGCACCGCCAGCCATTACTAGATTCTTTGATCCTTTCGTAGGTACCGGAGCTGGTAGCCAGCAAATGATGGATGCATTTGGATGGGGTGGTTATTCGCCAGGAGTATCATTTATGATGATGCCAATGTATGCAGATGTATTGAGAATCCAGGCAATTGAATTCAATGATCAGATACGAAAATCAGCATATGGATTTGATATTAATAACAAGCAAATAAGATTGTTTCCAATACCATCCGGAAATGAGACGGTATATTTCAATTATATGCTTACCTCCGAAAAAGGTAATCCTTTAAAGTATAATGCAGAAAGCGGATCATTAATAAGCGATTATAGTACAATACCATATGGTAGAATGGATTACGATCTTATTAATGAAGTTGGCCGAAATTGGGTACGTAGATATACTTTGGAATTAGCGAGAGAATTATTAGGCTTAGTTCGAAGTAAGTATAGTTCTTTACCAATACCTAATTCAGAAATCACATTGAATGGTTCTGACTTAATATCTAATGCTGTTACTAAAAAAGAAGAATTGATTACAGAATTAAAAGAAACATTGGATTCATTATCCCGCCAGGCGCAGTTAGAAAGAAAGCAAGCCGAGTCGGATGCAATGTTACAACAAATGAATAAAATTCCGTTAGGAATATATGTAGGGTAACATATGGCATTATTTGGATCAGGTAGAGATGCATCGTTAATTAGATCAATGAGCCGTGAATTGTTACGGTATATTGATACTGAGGTATTGCATTATAAATTGGTATTAGATAGTACAAATGAAAACATATACGGCGAATCAGAACGTCGTACATATTATAAACCTACAAGAATTACAACTATAGTCCAGAAGGATGAAAAAACGGCTACCTCAGATGATTTTGGATTAGAATTTAATCGTACTGGTATATTTGCATTTTTGCGGGATGATTTAAAAGATAAAAATATTCATATTGAAGAAGGTGATGTTATCGAATGGGATAATGAATATTATGAAATAGATAATGTAGGATCGTCGCAGTATTGGGCTGGTAGAAATCCATCGACATTGTTAGGTAATACTTCCGGTGAATTGGATGAGGAATTTGGATATAGTGTTGCTATAATAGCAGAAGCTCATGTTACTAAACGTAATAACATTAATATTGAAGAAGTTAGATCCGGTGTAAATAAGCCACCGTATATTTCACCAACAGATAGAGGGATATATAACTAATGGCCGAGCTAAACAGAACAGATTCATCATTCACTAATAATCCAAAAGCAAACCGAGCTGAACAAGTCCGGCGAGATGATGATACAATTAAAACGCAAGCATGTACAATATACGACCATGACTTTGCAATATTAACTTATCTTAGAGATACGGTAAAGCCAAAAGTAATAGAAAATGATGCTGCCATTGATATACCAGTCATGTATGCCAATGGAGAAAAGTGGAGCCAAGTGCAGGCGCATGGATATATGAGAGACAAAAAAGGCAAAACAATGACCCCTCTTATTATGATCCGTCGTAATTCTATTGTCGAGCGTGATTCGATGAAAAAGCTAGACGTTAACAGAAATCCAGCTGGTAACAATTTAGTATTAGAAAGCAAGTATACAAACCGGCATCGATACGATAGATTCTCTGCAACATCAAATTCAAAGCCTAACAAAGAATATTATGTAACGCTAATACCTGAGTTTGTTGATATATCTTATGATGTATTTATATGGACGTCATTGCAAGAGCAAATGAATCAAGTATTAGAGCAGATAATTCCATTAGGAGGATTTGCATGGGGCACAACCTGGAAATTTCCTTGTATAGTGCAAGATGTGGCAAATGAATTATCTAATGATACCGGAGAAGACAGAACCGTAAGAGCTACATTGCCAGTAACAATGAAAGGCACTATCTTTCCAGAAGCAGAATTATATAAATCAAATGTGCAAAAGCAATATGGTATCAAGCAGATTAAATTAGCAGAAACTCAATTTACAGCGCCACCCGATGGTTATGGGGATGATATAGGCACGAATGGAAATTTCCTGCCGTTTTATCGGCGGTTTGATCAATAACGTAATATTTATTTAAAAGGTTATATCATGGCAACAAAGTTAACACAAGAAGAACTAGATAATTTAAAAAATCTAAAAGAACGCAGCGATTCAAAAGTATACGAATTTGGGCAGTTAGAAATAGAAATGCTATTAACGCATCAATATTTAGAATCACTGGATAATGCTAAAAACAAATTGAATACAGATTTCACTACGTTACAAAAAGAAGAGCAAGATGCTGCTAAAGCGTTAAATGAAAAATACGGTGACGGTTCAGTTGATTTAGAGAAAGGTGAATTTATACCTAACGAATCGATTGTTTGACCAATTAATACCATATTTATATAAAACTTAATAAAAGGGATAATCAATGGCCGAAAGAATTGTAAGTCCTGGTGTGTTTACCAGGGAAGTTGACCAATCATTTTTACCAGCCGCAATAGGTGCAATTGGTGCCGCAGTTGTAGGACCAACCGTAAAAGGTCCAGCAATGGTACCAACAATTGTATCTGGGTATGATGAATACAGACAAATATTTGGAGATGTATTCACTAGTGGTTCTGGTGCGAATGAAAAGTCGTATAAATATTTAACATCTATATCAGCACAAAACTATTTAAAATATGCTGATACATTAACCGTAACAAGAATTATGGCCG